ATGACTACAATAGCAATTGCTAAAGAAATTATATAATGTCCCAAATAACTCATTATGATCAAGAACTAGTCAATGACAGTTTAGTAAATACCTTTGGCATGGCGCCTATGGATGATAATCAAAATCTTCAAACTACTCCAACAGCAAAAAAAGGTAGAGGTGGTGCAAGACCAAACTCAGGTAGAAAAGTTGGCTCAACAGTAAAATTAAGTGCAGCAGATGTATTAGCAGAAATTGCAAAACAAGATGTTCCATTTGCTGTGGGATTAGCACAAGATTATATCAGAGCAAGACATTCAGGTGACATGAATATAATTCAACGATATCAACAAATGTTACTTGCAAAAGTAATAGCAGACAAATCAGAAGTTGACCTTACAAGCAAAGGTGAACAACTTAAAGCAGTATTCAGTTTCCCAAGTACAGAATTGTCTGACTGGAAGCAATGATAAATGTTCCCTTATATGGTGAGCAGTCAACAATACTTCAAGATTGGCTTACTACTAATAAGCATTGTATAGATATAGTTCCAGTTGGTAGCGGCAAGACATTTCTAGCCGCTATCGCACTACCTATATTTGCTACTGATGAACGATATCACAAAGGTAAAGATATCATTTACTCGGCCCCAACTGGCGCAATGATTAAGTCACTTATATGGGAACCATTAAAGAAATCATGTCAAACATACTTTGGGCTTAAAGATGGATCAGACATTAACAATTCAGAACTAACCATTAAGTTTCCTAATGGTGTTTTTATTCGCTGTAAAAGTGCAGAACAGCGTGAAAACTTAAGAGGTCTTAATGTTGGCATATGGATAGCGGATGAAGCAGCACTATATACACAAGATACATTACAAGAGATTACCAATCGTTTGCGCCCAAGAGTAGGCACACCAGACACACAGGGTAGATTGGTTGTTATCAGTACACCAAATGGTACAGGACCATTGCATGATTTGTTTAACTTAGCATTGATTAGCCCAGACAAATATGCAGTAAGACATTACAACTACCTACAAATGCGTTCAGGCAATCGTGCGTTTATTGAAGAACAGAAACGCATCATCAGCCCATTAAAGTTTAACCAAGACTATATGTGTCAATGGGAAAGCGTTAGTGATGCTTTCTATTACACATGGGACAAAACAAAGTACACAAGAGATGTAGTAGATAGAGGTGGCGATTTGTATCATTTTGCGGATTTTAACAAAAGAGTTATGTGTGCAACTATAGCACAAGTTCACAGAGCCGGCGAAAAGAACGGTACCATTGAGATACTAAAAAGTTATGCGATACCTGATTGTAGCACAGAGGGTATAGCGCAAGCAATTCGGTTAGATTATCCCAAGCGTAGAATCAATAGTGTTATTGACATGAGCGGTACGCAAGTAAACCGTGACACTACAAGTCCTTTTGGCGTAACAGATAGAATTATTTTAGAAAAGTATGGTTTCACAATCGTTAACTCACGCAAGGTAAATCCACTTGTATCAGACACAGACAACACAGCAAATGCGTTTATCAACAGAGGTGGTCTAGTAGTCAAGCCAGAAGATAAGTTTCTATTAGAAGCACTAACAACATATCACTTTGAAGATGGTACACGCAAACGATTAGTAAAGTATACAGAGCAAAAGTACGCACACATAGACGGATTAGGTGATTGTATTCGTTATGGAATACATCACTTGTTCCCAATCACCCACGATAGTATACCAATCAAAGAATACATTGGTATGGACTCAAGAATGTCAAGCATGATGCAACCAGGCATTGAGCATATGCCAGAGAGTCCATTGTATCCAGGTGGACCAAGTTGGGAAGAAATAATGAATGAAAATTTAGAACAGGATCATCAAGTATGGCAATAAAAAGACGCAAAGGTTGGAGTATAGAAGATAGAATATCTGACCAAATAACTATTGACCCAGTAACCGACTGCTGGGAATGGCAAGGATGCTGTAACAACATTGGCTATGGTTTTATCCGTGATGGTAAGCGTATGAGAACAGTACATCGTGTTAGTTATGATTTACACAATCAAACAGTTGTACCTGATGATATCTGTGTTTATCACACTTGCAGCAACTACATTTGCTGTAATCCAGCGCATTTAGTCACTGGATTAAGACAAGATGTGACTACACATATGTATAATAAAGGCAATGATAATGCATATGGTGGCAATCCATTAAGAACTTGTATCCATTGTAACAAAACCATGGGAAAGAATATGTTAAGTCGTTGGCATAACAACAACTGTAAACACAAGCCAACAAGTATAAATACATTACATTCTTGTAATGCCTATACTCCTATATAGAGAGATTAAAAACAATGACAATTAAAGCAGATTTACTCAAGCGTAATGCAATATATGATGGTATCTACAACCAAATGCTATCCTATCAATACGCATATTTAGGAGGCATGCCCTTCAAGATGTTGGTACGCAAGAAGCGCCCTTCAGAAGATTCTACACTATACAATGACTTAGTAACCAACACAATATCACAGCCAATCTGTCGTTACATAGTTGACACTATTAATGATGTATTGTTTGAACCTGGCATCAAGCGCAATGTACAATTTTGTACCACAACAGGACAAATGATTGATCCAAAGAATAGTGAATGGAGTGATTTGTTTTTGTTAGATGCTGACTTAACCAATCGTTCGTTGACCAGTTTTATGGAAAGTGTTGGAGACTTAACAAGCATATATGGTCATTGCTGGGTAGCAGTAGATATGCCACAACAAAGCGAAGGCAACCTAGGTCGACCTTATGTTTGTGCGATCAATCCATTAGATGTATGGGATTGGGAGTTTGACTATTACGGTGGCAGACCCATGCTCAAGTGCGTTAAAGTCAAAGAAATGGAAGATGAAGATTGCTACTACATCAAGTGCTATTATTTAGGTGACGCAACAACACCAAGTTACTGGCAGAGTTATGAAGTTAACAAAGGTCCTGGTCAAATGAATGAGCCAGCAGAATTGATTGGCGAAGGCAATTATCCTCCTGGCATGAGCATCCCATTGTTCATTGCATATGGTCGCAGAGACCCTCGCACAATTGATTTGGGCATCAGTGATATTGATTCAGCAGTAGATGCACAAAGAGAACATTACAAAATGGAATGCGAAAAGTACACTGCATTGCAATTTGCTCACACTATCATTCGTGCTGATAAAGGCGTAAGTGTTCCTGTACATGCTGGTGCGATTGTTCGTGCTAATGAAGGACAAATTGAAGCGATAGTAGTTGACACTGGTGATGTTGATGCAATTATAAAATCACAACAAGATATCCTAGAACAAATTGAAGCATTGACTGGCTTAGGTGGATTGCGTACAAGCAAGAACCAAATTGCATCAGGTGTTGCTATCATTGAAGAACGCAAGCAATTACATAGAACAGCAAAATCTAAAGCACGATTGATGGAAGTCACAGAAGAAATGATTTTTACTTTTGCCGCACGATTTATGGACATGCGTTGGGCCGGTGAAGTAAATTACAACACAGACTATGAAGCACATGATACCAACTATAGAATGGCTGTTATGAGATCAGCAAAAGAATTAGTCGGGGACAATCCAATGATTCAGTCATTAATTACTAATGAGATTATTGGCATGCTTGCTCCAGCAACAGAGATTCCAGAATATAGACAAGCATACATCAAAACAGTACAAGATCCAGATTTAAGAACATTAATGATGAATACTGATGAAACAGTATTGAGCCGTGATTTGGAACCATCAATGATACCAGCACATGAGATGTATGGTGAAGAAGGTGATGAAGATGCCAAAGAGCAAGCAGAATATGATAACAGCGTGGGACAACCAGACAACACCAGTTTACTAGGTGGTGCCGGCACCCCAGTAACTAATGTAGGTATGACTTATTATGCTGCACAAGTTGCACCAGTCATATTGAACACAATGAGTATTGGAAGATAAAACACAAATTTGATTGACATGAATAAATACATTACAAACTCGGTTGCTCCGTTACAGCAAGAAAAAATTTAACATGGATCAAAATACATTCGTTGGCAACGATAGCCAGACAAACGCAAACCAGTCGCTCTCACAAGCAGAAGGTGGCAATGAGCAAAAGATTGACCCAGGTGCTATTCGCAAAAGCACTACACAATCTATATTGAATGCACTAAGCAATGCTTCGGGCAGTCAATTTGGTAGTGTTGAAGAGGCGTTAGCCTTCATGGCAAGAACTAGTGTTCAAACAAAATCCGATGGCAACGCACAGCCAGTAGATAACCAACAGAATCAGAATCGTTCTAATCGTGTCACAGCAAATGACTTACAGGAGCAATTTAGTAAACTTCAACAAGACTTGGCTCGTAAAGACCAGGCTCTTAGAGAAAAAGAACTAGATGGCGATATCCAGCGAGCCATGGGTGAGAAGTTTGATAGCGACTTGCTAGATTATGCTTTGAACAAAGTAAAGTCAAATATTCAATGGAATAATGATGGAACTTATCAAATCACAGATAGTAAAGGTCGTGAACGATATGGTCAAGATGGTAATCCGCTTTCAATTCAGGGTTTAGTAAATGAAGTAGCGCAGGGTAATCCTAAACTACTCAAACAGAGTAATCTAAATTCTGGATCTGGTTTAAGACCCGGACAAGGTAGTTTCACTGGCGCAAGTGATGAGGCAGTACCCGACTATAGCCGTGACCCAGCAGCGTTTAACGCATGGGCCAACAAAAACGGACTAGGTAAAGGTATGGGACTCAAAGGACTAGGCGTTACAGCGACAGTATCAAGTGCGAGTCGTAAAGTACTCTGATTGCCAACTTATATATAAAGGAAAAATATTATGGCTTATGTTCTCGGCGGTCCAAATAATGAAGGTGATGGTTTTACCACTGCTATCTCCAACTTCGCACTCCGTGCTATGCACGAATCAAATGGTTTAGTTAACTTTACTAATGTTGTTACACCTACACAAGGTCAAACATTCTTAGTACCTAACTTCGCTCCTATCACATATCAAGACTACAATGCTAACGGCACTGGTGGTACATATGGTACAGGTAATGCGGTTGTACAAAACCCATCATTGGGTCAAGGCACAATCACAGCAACTCCAGCAGTTGCACAAACAGCGTTTGATATCTTCTACGGCTGGACTACTTCTTTCACACTAGCAGCAACGCTAGGTGCTGAACTTGGTGAGTCTTTTGCTGAAAAAGTTGATCAGCGTGTTACAGAAGCATTTGAAGGATTCAAAGTATCTCCTGCTAATACTTACTACGCAACAAGTGCAGACGGTTTTGACCGTGTGTTACAATTAGGTGCAATGGAAGTTATCGGTGCTACAAACACTAGTGGTACATGGACACCTGGTTTCACATGTAACAGTATTCTTGACTTGATTCGTTTAGTCAAGCAGAATTTCAAAGTTGCTCGTATGCCTGGAACTCCTGTTATTGTTCTTGACAGTAATGGTGATGCTCAAGTTGAAGGTGCTTACACTGGTGGACAAGTTGGTTCTTCATTGAATCGTCTATTGGCTGAATTGACCGGTGGTGCTGTTTCTCAATCTGGTGGTAGTAACCTATCAGCATTGGGTAACGAATTGTTATCTACTGGTAAGATTGAAAGTGTTTATGGCTGTATGGTTATGTTCACTACATTCTTGCAATCAGCAAGTCGTACAGTTGTAGGTCAAGCAAGTCTTCCAGTATTGGTTGGTGCTTACTTTGGTGACAGTGCTTTGTTTACTGTTATGAAAGAAGGACTACAGATCAAGACTGGTGAAGTACCTGGTGGTCTACAAATCTGGTTGACTGGTGTTGGATACTTCGGTTCTGGCGTTGGTGACCTTCGTAGAGGTGGTGCTATTAACATTCTTCAAGAATCTTAAAATTGAATAAGAGAGAGTGGCAACACTCTCTCGTTGTCTAGGAAAAATAATATGTCAGTACCCTATCAAAGAATCTCAAACGCAACAGTAAGAGACATACAGTTTTACGATCCGGCAGCGGAGCGTAGAGCATCGGCTCTTAATGTTGATTGGGAGCCTTATTTCAAAGTCGGTTCGCAAGAATGGCTTTACAAATTAGAATTCGGTTGGTGGCAAAAGTATTGTGATACAGTGCTTGGTGCTTACTATTATGCCAATTTGCCTAATGGACAATTGATTTCAAGTTTTAATCCTAGCCTACTTATTAAAAACGACCAAACATTAATTCGGTTAGATACATTCGGAGCGATTCAAGTTTTCTATGAATCATTAGTTACGGATGTGTCTAACATGAACGAAGTGGATATGCAAAACTATGATTTTGCTGTTAAGCGTTGTGAGAATGAGTGGACTAAGGCGTTACAATTGATGAACTTCTATGATTTATATCAGGATTCACCAAATGGGCCGACAACTAAACTTGAAGAAAATTGGACAGCAGATGTTGATTTTTTCAATGGTGACCGGAGATATTTCTAATGGCACAAGCAATATCATATACAGTACTCAATCAACCTTATACAACGCAAGATCAAATCATTGCGGTGCTTAGGAGAGATATTCTTAATACATGGAA